CGAACAGGCGGGCTATGATGTAGTGTCACTTTTACCTAAAAGAATAAAAATTACGCTAAATCTTATAGAAATACAAAAAAACCACACCACTGACGCTTCAGAACCAGAGGAAGTAATTTATGGTTGGGAACAATCACTTGATAACACACTGCTTAAAAAGGTTATCGCTGATGATGATTACCTTAAAGGTAGCGGCAATATTTGGGACAATATTTATGGAAAATAAAACAAATTCAAGTTATACTAGATATTCTTATGGAGTTAATGTATTAACCCATAAGGGTATAAACACTACAACTTCTGTAGGATCAGAGTTTGATGATTTTTTATTAACATTAGATAATGCAGATTCTCGTCAAGGTCGAGTTCCAAAATTTGCAGCGTATAGACCTGACACGATTGCAAGGCTGTTTTATGGTAGCCCTGGATATTGGTGGTATCCATTACAGTTTAATTCTTACTTTGATCCTTTTGAAGCTTTAAGTCCTGGGGATACCATTAATATCCCAGAGTTACTATGAGAGATATAGCAAATACTATTGGCACGTATAATATTTTTATAACTAGCCACAAAGAAACTGCACTAAAGCTTCTTTCTAGCAATATTAAATCTTTTTCTGAATTTGCTGAAAAGCACGGCTCTGATGAGGATAGTGTTTACTTGTCCACCCAAGGGGGAAGTAAGGTAGGAGAGCAGTTCAGCATACCTAAGCCCCATGGCGTAAATATTCTAGAGTTTACCCATACTTTTAACTTTTCCACAGGTGGCAAAGGAGCCTCAAAAGAACCTGCATTTACATTAAAAACCGTAGATTCTGGTTTTCAGTTTCTTAAAGATCTCTTTCTTCTATCTACTGGCGAGCAAATGAGTTTTGTAAAATATAGAAAGAAACGCATAGATGAATTAACTGAAATAATCCGTGAGTCCAACGCAGTAGTACCTGGGGTGAATGCCCCTATGTCACCCGAGAATATACGCAAGAGAAGCGATGCCGAAAAAAGGCTTGCCGATATTGTAAATAAAAATTCATCAGGCCAAAAAGTTTACATTTGTTATGGCGCAGGCGATGATCTTGCTTATTGGGCAGGCCCTTTTACTTGCTTTTTAGGTAAAATTCAGTATGGCTTTGATGGGAAAAAAGAAACGACAACATATTCCTTTGCTTCAGACCATGTAAAGCAATCTTATAGCGTAAAAACTGCTTTAGATTTTACAAAAACCAATTCCATGCAGAAGTCAGGAAATACGGGCCATGGCCGCTTTAGTATCCCTATAGCTGCTTATGATATTATAGAACGCCCAGCAGCCGCAGGCAACCCTGCCCAGGCAGATTTAGTTGTGTTTGACGGGTATACGCCTTCTGTACATGACTGTGTAGTAAAACTTATATCTTATTACTTACATACTATAGGTATAAAAAATCATCTTATTGTTCTTCCTAATCTTGATAAACAGTTTAGCCCATATATTACAAATGTAATGTATAACAGCTTGAATCCTACAGGGGATAGATTTGAGCCTACAACCCAGATAGGGGCACAAGTTGGAGACCTTACGGTTAGAAGTTTAGGTGACCCCGCAGGTGCTGATCCAGCCCAAGTTAACAGTTTTCTCTTTGAAGGAGGCATTGATAGTAGAGTTGCACTTAAGGATTGGCGATCAGGGAAAACATTTTCCACAGGAGGCAGCTTTAAGTCTAATGCTTCCTTTAAACACTATTTAGAGATGATTCCAAAAGTGTTTAGCAATCTAGGTTTTGTTACCGCAAATCAAGCAGGGGTCAGTGTAGATGATATTAGCCCTAGATTAGTTACCATTAAAGGAGGCGAGGTGCCAGGTGGTGGATCGGAGCGTACCACTCGGACCAAGGGATTCGCAGGCACCTGGATGGATAATAAGAATTTTGAAATGACTGATCCGTTCACAGTAGACGCTGCTGACCAAAAACAATGCGACACCATGATTAGTCTTGGATTAGATTTAACTCAATGGCAATCTCAGGTAGAAGCCGTTGATGACACAGGTAAAGCAAAAAAACAAGGTGATTCTATTGTATCTTTAGATGCTAATAATTGGTCTGAGCCAATTCGGCAATTTATCAACTCTCTCTTAATGGCTCAAGGGAAATCCCTCTACGATATAGATGGTTTTTTTGAAAGTAATACCAAAGTTACTGAATTATGGCGAAATAAATTTGGAAATAGCACTTTTGAGGGATATAGACACGCTAAAGGTGACCGAGCACGTTACAAGGATCCTGTTGGGTCTAATAACGATGACAGTTTCTATGTTTTTGGCGATAGAAATTTAATAGATCAATACTTGTATGGCAAGATCGAGGCAGTAGTTGAGTATGATAAGAGATTTAGAAGCTCTTCCTTTCTTGGAGAAACGCAACATATCCCCATAGTTAGTCCAGGTTTTGACAATAATTACCTGCTAGATCCCTTTTGGAATATCCTAAAAAACGATATTGAGGATTTAAATGAGCCTGCGGGGGCAACTAAAGAAGAATATATGAATATTGTTGCCGAGAGTTATTTCGGAAAAATTAGCACCATGACTTCTAAGGGTAGGTACACCCCTTTCGGGTTTTTTAATGATTATGCTACTAAAAAAGATAAATTTTTAACAGTTTTGCCTGATGAGTTTGGTTATTTAAACACAAAAACTGACGATGAGGCCCCAAGCATACTAGATCAAGTATATGCCTTGCGAATTCCTTTTTTTATAGCAAATGATAAAAACGCAAATGTTTTATCGTTAAACATAGATGCTGATAACTTTATATTTAACCAGTTTATGGGCACTATAGGCGACATATACCACGAAACTGCCTTAAAATATTCAAAATTATCCGAAATACAAGCTGGGCTCCCTGGGCACGATGATATCGATAGTAAAATATATGAAGTTTTAGATGAGTGGAGAAGTAAGGGCTTTTACGGCAAAGGATTTCATAAATTCGTTCCTACTGTGGATAGAGTAAAGTTTGCAAAGTTAGCTACAGATTTAACTGATATTTTATTATTAGAAACCGATGGAATTGACAGGAGGGTAAGAAAAAATTATAGCTCTCCTTATGTTGCAATAATTTCTTTATTTGCTGGACTATTTAGACAGAGGTACAAAGGTATAATAAAAACTCTACCCATGTTTAATATCTCAAATGTTTCAAATCTGAATACTCCAGTTATTGTTCAAATAAAGAATACTAAGTTAATTCAAACTCCAGCAGACATTAACAAGTCTACGGCTGAGTTTTTTAGTGGTATATATAAGATACTAGGACTTAAACATACTATCAAAAACAAAAACGCTACATCTGAATTTGTCGTTGTAAAAGATATAGAAGCAGAGATTAATGATGCCGAAGATTAATGCGCCATATAATAATAATGAATTTTCTCTTACGGAGAGAAAACGAAGTAAGCTGGTTTTTCCAAATAAACGACTGGTCACCAGAGAAAGGGCAGGCCTTTTAGGGGACTTTGATAGAAGTAACTTATCGCCAAAACAAAAAAGAAGCCGTGAGCAAGCTAAGTTAAAAGACGGAGGTAACAAGTAATGCCAGTGTATAAAGGGTGCGTAATGTCAAAGGCAGATGTTTTAGGAAAAGGGCTATTAACAGTTTGCCCTACGGGAGCAATCTGCGATGATCCTAAGAACTGGATTTCTGTAAAATATGTCAGTTTTTATGGAGGGGGAGACGGGCATTCTGGAGCAGCCTTCATACCAGAACCAAATACTGAAATTCTGTATGACTATGTTGAAAATGACACAACTAATAGTTATTATTATCTTGGAGTCGTATTAGATCCCCAAATAGATATTGTGCAAACTCAGGAAATTTGGCCTGATGATCACAATCCAGCTACTGGCGATGAGCAAACCCTGTGGCATGATGAAGATGATGGAAAAGACAACTCCCAAAGCATGTCTTATGGTTGGTCAACTCCTTTAGGACATCATTTATTAATGAGAGAAAACCGAACATCAACTAAGAGTTCCACGCAAGTATCACTAAAAAGCGCAGCAGGTCACGGTCTTCTTCTAAATGATGTCGCCCATGCAGATGGAGTTCTCCTTTACTCTGCTTTTCAAAAAGCATATATTAGGTTGACCCCTGACTATGCAGATGACACCCCAGGAGGAATTGGGCCTGAAGGTGTAGATATCTATTGCGGTGGGAACATGTCTCTTCATAGTTCCGAAGGGGGAATTAGCATGAGTGTTCAAGACGGCAAAAATATTGAGATTTTAAATCACTCCACCCAATCACACGGTGCCACTTTTAGAAGATCTAGATCAGGAAATGTTATAATTGGCACTGATAATGGGGATGTGCGAATTTCCTCGAAAGGGAATGGCGTTTTTATTGATTGTTATGGTGCTTCAAGACAAGACGGGACCACCGCACCCTCTGTCCAAATACGCAGCCAAAATAAAATACACCTATATTCAGATAATGGAATTGACCTAAAATCCTTAGGTGATATAAATATAAGAGGGAAGAATGTAAATATTGAATCTGATGTCGCACAAAATGGAAAAATAAACCTTAATCCTTTAACTACGTCAGTAGACAATAGTATAAAATTACGAAAAACCAATCTAGAAATTGATTATGAAACTCTTTTTGGGTGGTTCCCTTTCTTTTTAAATCCTTTATGGTCATTAAACTATACTGGATTCAATAACACAGATCCTAACTTATAACTTATTATGGCACTAATTAATCCTTCTTGGCTAACAAATCCCGCAAACATGATCGCAACCGAACATGGAATACCTTCATGTATATTAGAGTTTGGGGAAGATGTTTTAAAGTTTATGGGTAATGGCACCTTAGGCATGATGTCTGCAAAGTTGCTAGAGGGGAAAAAACGGGCTCGAAGTAATATTTCAACGCTTGTTGGAGATATATTTAGGGAAACAGGAATAGTAACATACAATAATGGTGAGTTTGTTTTGTTGTCTGGCGCACACTCCAAGGGGATGGATTTCACCTCGCTAAATGCCATAGCTTCGGCAGTTGGTGACATAAATGAAATATATGCGGCTGGCGTTGCTGTTGGAGAAGGCTTAGAGGCAATAGACGATTGCCTTAGTCAGTTTCAAAGCTACATAGAAGATGGAGAACTTCCAATGACAGTTGGGACGGGGGGGCTAACCTCCGAGGGAGGCAGAAATGAATTTACAGACAATGCCGCTTTTGCTTATCAAGGTATTAATAGACAACTTATAGAGCAAAATCTTGATTTTGCTAGTCGATGTACGGATCAAATAAATTTAATTGGAAATATACTGTATACTAGACAAAACGAAGCCGAACTGGAGGCTGAAGATGATAGCCCTATCTTTAGATTAAGTTTCGGTCCCCCTAAATCTAAACGCGGGTTATTTGTTTTATCGGAAGATGGTCTTTATTATGATTCCCAAGATAGGTTATATAATGGAGAGCCCATCCCTTCTGCGTCTGATATTGGCTTTGTAGTAAACAGCGAAAAATGGAAACTAGATCACTTTCCTAGTTTAGGTGGTAAGGGTACTGTTATTAAGGTTGATAACTTAAATGAATACGTTGATACGATTTTTGATATTTCTAAGATTGATGAGTCTGAATCAATGCAACAATTCTATAACGCAGACCACTTCTTAGAAATCCTAGCGTCTCAGCAAGATAAATTAGTTAGTGATTTAACTAAAAACATACAAGAATTATTCGATTTGGGCCATGCGGAGCATTCAGCAATGGTGCAAAACTATAGGCAGAATCTTTATTCCGTAATTTCAGCATACAAAGAAAAACAAAACAAGAGGAAAAAACAGATTGAAGTTGCCGTCAAAGGTCCTGATTTGTTTGGATCTACTACTGTGTTCGCTTTAGGCGAAATACCAGTAAACGACTTTTCCTTTTTAAGTGATATTGGCCTCAATATTTCACTAGAAAGACAAAAATCCTTAACTTTCGATTCAGGTGAGGTAGAGGGTGTTGTGTTACCTATAAAGCCTAAATACGTTAAGAATTATGGTGTTACTTCAAAAAGCACGTTAGCCCCTTTAGTTTTGCCTCCTGTAGGCTTTGGCTCTCTTATTCTTAACTCTTCGGTTAACTCAGAAAAGGCTCCCGCAATTTCTTTAACTGATCAAATTAGTACTAGCGGTCTTTTTGCTTCCTATAATTTCCTAAGGGCTTTAACAGTCGCCCCCTCTTCTACTGAGTTTAATATCCTAAATCCCGCTTTACCTGGAAATAAAGGAGACGGGCAATTAGTGGGGATCGCTGAAAATATGTTCCAGGCTGGACTGGGGATTCCGTATTTGACGGGAATAAATGACATGCAGCCGCAATCAGGACAAAGTTTAGGCCTCAGACCTGGATACTTTAGAGTACCTTCTATTGAGCAATTCCAAAACCTGCTTTACTCTCAAGATGGGTGCAGTATGGATTGCTGGCTACACATTCCTTCATTTAATTCAGATTTAACTAGCAACGAAAAAGACCCAGATGAGCCTCTCCGCTTGTCTACTTACCCTAGTGAGCGTAATGGGGGCTGGACAGACTACAATTATTACAGGGTTCTTTTAGCTAATGAAAACACAGGAGGGGCTCCACTTGCCTCTGATGTTAGTGCATTATCTACTATGCAACCAAAAGATACCGTAAAAGGTTTTTTAATGGGATTCACTAGAGACCCAGTAATAACTTCCGACACTCCAATAATTACAGGGACTAGTAAAGATCCTGGAATTAACGGATCTATTGCAGCGTCTTCCACCATGGCATCTTCATGCTTTTTTATTGCTCCAACAATGTCTTTTGGGGATGACAGTGTTGAGTTTATTCCAAAAACAAATGCTTGTAATTTTGCAGGATACCACAAGATGAAAATTCCAGTATCAGCGACCAATTCTAATGGAGTTTCCTTGGGGTCTGTATCTTCTACGTTTATCCATTTACATGTTTCTTTTAATCCCCAAGAAGATTTATGTACTGTATACTTGGATGGGAGGAGCGTATCCGCTTCTTCTATGTCTGACATTTTTGGTATTGAGGCCCAACGGACTCCACAAATCCCCTCCTTTATTGTACCTAAGGATAAGCCATACCCTAGCTATTATTACACTTCAGCCAATGTTACTTATGTGGCTAACGAAGCCAATGGTTTTAACAATGGGCCTAATACAGATACGTATTTTACCCCTTGGGTTGTAGGTGGTCCTTGGACAGAGGGCATAAAGACTAAAAAGATGCAGAATCCTGCTCAGGGCAACAGCACAAGTTGGGTGCCTTCTACTGGTGGGTTTATGGGATACGGGCACGGCTTTGCCGCTGGACTAAACGGGCATGTCGGAAGTTTAAAGTTTTATTCTAGAGCCCTAACTACTACAGAGGTACTACAAAACTATACAGGCCAAGCAGGATTCTTCAAAAGTATTGATTTATGACAAACACCACAACAGTTTTTGGAAACATTCCCAGTAGGACGATTAAAGATAGTATTATTAATCGTGGACAGCGCGACTCTGTAAAAGGTGTTAGGTTCCCTTTATTTGATACAACGAATTCTGCGGGAGGAATATTCGGCCAAATAACAGGTATTTCGAGGACAAGATCGGAGATCGATCAACTACTTGGCACTGGCGGCGATGAGCGACTAATGCTCCCTAACTTTGGATTAAATTTTGAACAATATTTATTTGAGCCTATGACGGATGAAATAAAAATTAATATCAAAAGAGATGTTGTCACTGCCATGTCTGAATATATTCCTGATGCTAAAATACAGGGAATTGACATAACTTCTCTTGATGACACTTCTGGGTACGGGATTCCAGGATTTAAGATAAAACTAAAAGTATTCTCTTTAGAATTTCAAGCAGGAACCGACATTACGGTTTATCACAGACCATAAAGATAGAGCATTATGACTACACAAAACTATAAAACACCAACTGATATTCCCTTTACAACAGCGAACTCTGATTTCCAAAAGCTTATCCAAAGCGGAGAAACGTATATACGTAAAGAGGAGCTAATTGATTATGCAGCCACTGATTTTGCCAGTTTGCGCGATGCTCTGGTTTCTTATATGAAAGCTGCATACTCCTTAGACTATCAAAACTTTAGTGAGGCAGATTATGGTATGATGTTTACTGAATTAGTAGCTTACATGGGAGCCGTAATGTCCTTTAAAGCTGACGCATTAGCAAATGAATCCTATCTGTCCACTGCTAAAACAAGGAGAAACGTATCGAAGCTTTTAGGTTTAATTGGTGTTAGGCTAAAAGGGCCTACTTCCGCAGGAGGTTCTGCTAAAATAGTATTTCCAGCATCAGTTGTAACAAACCCTACTATATCTGCGGACAATCGCGTTGTTTCAATTTCTTCTCCTACCGATGGAGGGCAAGTAAGCTATACACTCTACCCTGTCACCAACGGGAAAATATTATCCTTAACTTCGAACTCAACTGATATAGAACTTTCTATATCAGATAGTTATGATTCTAGTACTTCTTGGTCGAATCTAGCTTTAGTTGAGGGCGCTTTAGTACAAGAAACTGGAAGTTTTGACACCACGGATGCATATAAAACTATAACTTTAGGTGAAGGGCCTGTTATTGAAAATAGTGCTCAAGTATTTGTTACTTCTGAAACTGCCTTATCTGGGACATATACCCAAGTTGATAATTTATACAGTTCTTCAGGAGGCTCTGATAAAGTGTTCGAACTACAATATGACGAGAATTACAATGGTGTAATAAGATTCGGGGATGGAAACTTAGGAGCCTCTCCTCCTAATTCATCGACATATCGGGTAGTTTATCGAGTTGGAGGAGGTGTGAGAGGTAACATCCTTGGAACTGGTATTTCTAATAATATAACAACATCCTTAGGTGCAGCAGCATTAACAAACACCAGCGTAATAACAGGAGGCATTAATGCAGAAACGGCAGAAGAAGCTAAATTAAATGCCCCATTAACGTATAAAAGGCAAGATAGATTAGTTACATTAGATGATTATAGAGCTTTTGTATCTAGATATTCAAACCCTACAGGAGGTATAGCCGTAGGAACAGCATCAACGAGGAAAGCTTATTCCTCTGCTAATATTATTGATGTTTATGTTCTGCAAAAAGCTACTCAAAATCAGTTGCAAAAAGCCACGGTGGATTATAAAACAAATTTACTAGCAGCAATGGAAGAGAAAAAAATGATTACTGATGAAGTTGTTATTGTTGATGGATTAATTAGAACTTTGGACTTAATCATTACTTTGTTTGTTGATAGTTCTCTTAGGAATGTAGAAGATGTTGTAAAAAGAAAAGTTAGCGATATAGTAACTAAATTCTTTTCTTATGATAATTTTTCTTTTGGAACCAAGTTTGTCCCTCAAGATTTAAATCGGAAAATATTTGATTTAAGTGAAGTTAGGTATTCAACTATAGATAATATTTCAGACAATGTTACTGTGGACTTTAATGAAGTAATAGCCCTTAATAATTTAACGGTAAATATTAGTTATATTTAAAAATGGCAAGAAATTTTTCAAAACTAAACTTTGTTGATGCGGTAAAAATAATTACTCCTAACTTGTATCTAAATCAAGATGCTGCTGTTAGCGGTAGTCAGATTAAGTTTACCGATTTAATTATTAATAGTCACCTGCATTCAATTAATAATATCACATCAACATTGAAGATAAATGCTGTAGCGGGTTCATACACGGCTAGTGATATAAATACGCCAACTGGATTTTCTAGATACTTTATTAAACAGAACAACCTAACCAATATAACCTTAGAAAAGTTTATTGATAAAATTTTAACACCTCTAAAGCTTGATTTTTCTACATACAAAACTGCGGAATCGTTTAAATCTTTTTTAGAAAGCACCGTTCTACCAAAGATTAGATTAAATTCTGATTCCCCCCAAGATGATACCTCTGCTGTTTTTGGATCTACCGCTTCTGAAACACATGAGTATCTTATTAATAATTTAGGTTGGTTATATTTTTTAAATACTAGTGGCCCTGTTGCGTCACCCTCTGCTCTAGTATCAAACTCTATAATTAATACTCTGTATAAAGGAAAACCTTATCAAATAAATGATGCGCTTAAAGATTATCAGAGTTATCTTTGGCTTAATAATAATTCATTTAGTTCTATTGATGAGAGGATGATTCCTGATATGTTCCTTAGGGGGAATGGGAGCTTTACAAACGGGACCCAGAACCTAGAAAAAATGCATACTTTTATAGATGTTATTTATTCCCCATTACATATTGATCGGGAAGAGGTAACTATTAAAAATGCCATTGAGTCTTTTTTAGGTAATTCTCAAACAGTTTTAGCTACCACTGAGGTTGCGGGTCCGTTAAATAAATTTTATCGAGCAGTTTCTTATCTAATGAGGGATATTGATAGTGAGGTTGAAAATCTAGAGCTACTTACATCAATTTCAAAATGCCCAAAAGAGTTTCTTCCATATTTAGCAAATTTAATTGGGTGGAGACTGCGCGGGAACAATGAAGCTTCTTGGAGGAATCAAATTCAAAATGCTACAAATCTCTATAAAAAGAAAGGCACTAAAGCGGGTTTAGTTGATGCCTTAAACACTGTTATAGTTAATAATCCTATTGATGTTAGTTCCTCAATAACGGAAATGTATGAATCATATATTCCCAATCTTCTTTATTATTTATTAAAAACAGAAAGTGATGTATTTAATTCAGATAGCTATGATGCCGAAAAAGCTGCCAGTATGGGCATTGACATTTATGATCCTAGCGATAAGGATAAGAATATTCGTGCTGGCGTAGATTACATCTTAAAAAGAGCAGTCCAAAAGTTCCCTCATTTATTCTTTATAAAGAACGAGCCTTTTAGGGTATCTCTGCTGCAAAATGGGCAGGCTTATTTTGGCCCCACTATTGAAGTAGACGAGCAGTATTATACGGGCACTTACTTGTCATCGGATTCGGAAAGAGTAGCTATTCTCGGAGATCCTAATTTTACTTTCCATTATAGGGGCAGAAAGTTTCCAATCCCTCCTTGGGAAGAAGAGAAATTCTATAAAAACTGTATCGTAACTGAAGATTTATTAGCGTTTTTTCGAAAACAATTAAAAGCATTTTGTGTTCCCTCGCTGTTAGCCGAAGAGTTTTATAAATATACTCAGTCTTATACCGTTTCTGGATCTGACACGCTTGATTTATATATTGGAAACTCATTTGTTTTCTTTACATCTTCACAACAATACCCACCAAATCAAGATGCTATTTTATCTAGCTATGAGGCTAGAGATTATGGTAGCTTGTCTTTGTGGAATGGGAAATCATCGACATTTGATTTTTCAGTTTGTGGAGGTCCATTCTCAGGAACTTTCTTTGGAGACTCTTCTGGATTACACACTGTAGAAGATATTGTAGAGAGTTTAAGTATTGTTGATGAGTTTACTCCTGCTAAGGCAATACCCCGCGTTCGCTTCTCTTTATCTGCGGTTGAGCAGCCTAGCGGATTAGATTATATTTGTCCCACTATTACATGGCCTATACTTGATATCCCAGCGTCATCTACAGGACTGTCGAATTATGAAGTTTCGGGAGTTTATGATCGAGGTACTGGGTATGCTTTAGGTTACGATCTTTACTTATCTTCCTTTGATGATTCAAGAAGTACAGTTGACCATGCGAATGTTCCCGTATTTAAAAGAGATCAAACTTTATTCTCTAATCATGTATACAATTCTGTAGTTAATACCTCGCTTGTGGTGCCAGCAGCTAGTGGTATCCCTAGAAGATCTTTGAGAAGAAGAAACTTTTATAACACTTTAAACGATAATAAGTGGTTTGGTAGAGATGGGCGCAATATGCCTATTTTTTATAATAATACTAGTTCTTTATTATCTATGACCCCCTTAGGATATAGCCCCTCCTCGATAGGGTTTGTTCCAGCAACAGATCTTAATTTATCGACAGTTTATGTTGATAATTGTAGAGTTACAGGAAATACAGCTACTTACAATGGAGTTGCGGTAAGTAATACTTTCCCTATTAGAGGACAGAACCCATTAATTTTTTCTTCATGCGATCAGTTCGTAAGGCGTGATCAGTTATCAGAAGAAGTTGAATTGTTTTTTGGGCTACATGAAAAAAAGAAAAAAGCTATTGCTAATGAAGTAGTACGTCATAATTCTACATTACTTAACGGATCAGCAACATGGGTCAATCTAACCGACTCTTTTGCAAATGAGATGGTTGATGATGGTTTTGATAAATATACATCTCCAGGGCTAGATATTCGACAAGGCACCTCGTCCAGAAGGGAAGGAATTCATTCAATATATAAAGCGTATAATGATTATTTCTTACAGAGCGCAGCATTAAGTGCGCTACCTGAAGTTACATTGCAAGATGTGGAGGTTGGAGGTCCTACAATCATATCGCATACGTATGGACCTATTTATCATAATGCTAATTTTTCACTTAATGCATCAGCGGTGGATTTGAGTAGTAATTTACTTACTACAACAACAGATTCTTTTTACAATATAAATCTTCAAAAGCTCTACAATGCAGGGAATAATGAAACTAATACTGAAGATACCTTTAGAATTGATTTATTTGACAGTTCTACCCAAGCAAAAGGACCTTATTTTGGTGGTCCTGAGTATACCTGTCACACAATTCTAAGTAGTATAAATTTCGTAGATACTTCTGCCACAGGCTCCACTGGAACTAAGATGGGGGTATATTTCTTAGACAATAATCAGCAAAGCGATTTTTCTATTGGTGATAATTATTTAATAAATAATAAATGTGTTTACTTGAAACATGCTGGGGTAGGTTTGCCAAGAATCCAGCTTCAAATGCGGGGTATTGATCCCGAGCAAAAAAATATCCTACTGCCTGAACATGACTTTGAATTATCTTTAGATTATCTAACTGGAAAAGAGGCCTCTAGGTTTATTGGTGGTGGGGATGTAGGGGTGGTAATAAGAACGAAGAATGAAATTACGACTACAGGTGAACGAGTATTTTTTGCATGGACCCCTAGAGGCGAGTGGGAAATGGTTAAAGTAGCTGACGTTGTTGCTGGGAACCAAGGGATTCAGCATGTAGTTAAGCATATCACGCATCAATTCTCAACAAATGAAGAGACTATGCTTGAAACTGATTTTACTTGCAATGATGAGTCTGATGATAATTCGGTTTTTTCTTATGTAAGTAAGAAAGATATGCAAAACGCTACTATTAAGTTCCACACAAAAAACTCTAAAACAAAACTTCCTATAGAGTATGCAACATATTACAATGTTGCACAGTCAGATATTTATAACGGAAGAAATGTCCAACTCCATAGAGCGTTCGCAAATTTAGGCGGAAAAACTCAAAATTATATTATTGAAGTTTTTCCTCTTCCTAAAAATAACTCTGAAAATAGTTATGTCCTTTTAGATAAGATAAGAGTCACCGACATGACTCTAAACTCTGCTGCTGCGGTTCCTTATAGTGCCATAATTCCTGATGTAAATAGGCAAAAAGAGCCTACAACATCGCAAAAATTTATCCTCCCTGATGGAAGTGATCCCTTTAGCACAACGACTTTTCATATAACAGGACTTGATGATTTAACTACACAGTATTACAGCATAGACTTATTTAGGGCGATATCTGAAGCTATGACGTTACAATATGAGATGTTTAGCTGCGAAGAGGATCCTCTTAGTCCATTATATTGCACCGTCCTAACCCCAAACGCTCCTAATAATTGGGTATTTCCTTCTGATGGGAACGGTCTTATTGCTATGTATCTACATAGAGGGAAGGGTTCGCTAGGACAATCCACACCCACCTTTGAGCCAACAAATGCTGCGTGGGATTTCGGACTTCCTTGGGGTAAAATTCCATACACAGGGATATGCAATAATACATACACCTTCCATACAGATGGTTTTGCAACAACTGATCTACATGAGCAGGGCTTTGATGACGTTGACGATAGAATTGAAAAAAAGAAAAACATTTTAGAAAATTACTGGTCAGACCGAAGAGGCTTTCTTTCGGTTAATCAATGGTCTTCTTTCCCTAACACAAGGAAAAGACATCAGGTAGGCAAGAAATATATATCAATCTCTAATCCAGACTATGGCACTGAACCAAACTACAATCAAAACGCAATTGGTCCTGGACAAGGTTGTTATTGGTGGCAGCCTACAGGAAACCACCCAGCTATTCATAATCAAGGAACAGATGCTGGCACTTTTGCAGGTATTGGGTGGCCTTTACTTGGGTTATCTAGGCCTGGACACGCTAGTTACGAGCAAAGTATCGTTACTGATGATGCGTATGGTAATTATTTCAAAGAGTATCCTAATCCACAAGGAAAGTATGCCCTTGAGGAATATTTTTGTTATGATATAAATGATGACTTTCCCGCAGATGGGTTTGAGGCTATGGGAGAAGTTACCAATTATACGATGAAGCCTGGAGTTTCTTTAGCGGGGCAACCCTATAACCCTAGCGAACAGGATACGTCTCCAAACTTTAAGCTTTCTCCTGGAGCGCCAATTATGTTAGATTTTACTAGCTGGAGAAGTAAATACAATAGGACTTTAGGAAGTGGGGATATTGCTCAAGAATTATTAGAGCTTGATACGCAAGACAATTGGAGGGCTCGTTATTACAATCAACAGATTTTAAAGGTAGATTCTGATACGGGAGATATCCCAGGGGAAATGGATTTAAAAGAACAATTATTAACACCTTTAGTATCAACCCCTTCATCTATGGCTGTATACAATTTAGTTAATACAGAGGTCGAAAATACTCTAGCCGTTCCAGGGGACCTCAACTCGTTTAATTCACAACGATTCCAATGGCAAGAGCGTCCCACCTTTGACGAGAGTTTCTTAGCTCAGGGTCACGGAGTAACCTTCCCTATAATGTCCGTGTACAGAGATACACTAAAAGCGGATTTACTTGATGATACTTACTATACTTTT